GGATTTGTTGGCAACAATAAGGCAATGGTTAAAAAACTTGAAGCACGAAAGCATCAGTTTTGGTTTACAGATACTCCGTATTTTGGAAGATTTGATAACAATAATTTAAAACCTGACAACCATTATTGGCGTATTTGTAAAAATAAAATTCATGCATCGTATATAAAGATGTGTAAGTCAGATAGATTTGATAAATTTGGAATTAAAATTAAAGCACCTAACTTTAAAGGCAGTTACGTATTAGTGTGTCCTAGTTCGGCGGGTATACACGATTATTTAGATAAACCAAAGTGGACAAATGATATTGTAGAACAAATTAAAAGATACACAGACAGGCCAATAAAAATTCGACACAAGCCACGGGGCAGGGGAACATCAGGACCAAGTGAGGCAACAGTTCCCCTATCCGAGGATCTTAAAGACGCTTGGGTATGTGTAACAAGTTGTTCTATTGCGGCCGTAGAAGCACAGTGTATGGGCATACCTGTCATATGTGATGAGAAAAGTTTTGCCAAAGAAGTTGGAGGACAAGAACTTGCAGACATTGAAAATCCTTACTTTGTTGGTTGTGAGGATTGGCTGTACAGTCTGGCCTATCAACAATTCACACCAGAAGAGATTGAGAATGGAAAAGCAGTAGAGATATTGATGGACAAAGGAATACTATGAACATAGAAAAGGTAAACGGTTTTTGGGTTCCGAGCAACGACATACACATAGAAGAATGGAAGTCTGGCAAACCTTTTACTCAAAATAAATGTTTGAATAAGTTTTTAAAGTACTGTCAAATACAGAGTAAAAAAATGAAAACTGTAATAGATGTGGGTGCATGGTGTGGTACATGGGCAAAAGCAATTGAGCCATTTGCTAAGAAAGTGATTGCATTTGAGCCTGACAAAACACATTTTACATGTTTACAACGTAATTGTACTATTAATTGTGATCCGAGAATGGAGGCAGTTGGATCAGAAATAAAAACTATTTCGTTGACTGATGATGATTTCACTCAGGCAAAAAGGATAGACAAGCAAGGTAGTATTAGAATGATCACTCTAGATCACATGAATTATCTAGATGTAGATATGATAAAGATTGATGTAGAAGGATATGAAATGGAAGTACTTAAAGGTGCAACAAAAACCCTAGAGGGCATTGATTATCTGATGATAGAATTAAACAACAATACAAAAAAATACGGCAGTAGTAATGTTGAAATTGAAAAATACATAAGTTCGCTAGGATTCAAGGTACTCATGGAACACTGGCCGGACAAAGTTTTCTACCGTGCATAACTTAAATTAAATACCCAAAATGAAAATTTTTATTACAGGTGTCGCAGGATTTTTAGGTTCTCACCTTGCAGATTTAATGATATCAGAAGGTCATACAGTGGCCGGTAATGATAACATGATTGGTGGATACACAGACAATGTCCCCCAAAATGTAGAGTTCCATCAAGTGGACTGTTGCGACTTGGAAAACATGACCAAAGCCATGGAAGGCTGTGACATAGTTTATCATACTGCCGCAACGGCATACGAAGGACTGTCAGTATTTTCTCCTGTGCTTGTTACGAGAAATATATTCGAAGCGTCAGTTACAACTATCACAGCGGCAATAAGAAACAAAGTCAAACGTATTGTGTATTGTTCAAGTATGGCAAGGTATGGACATCATGATGAGATGCCTTACAAAGAAACTTACGAATGTCGTCCCCAAGACCCATATGGTATTGCAAAGAAAGCCGGGGAAGATGTGCTTAAAAATTTATGTGAAACACATGGAGTAGAGTACGTGGTTGCCGTGCCACACAATATTGTTGGGCCAAGACAGAAGTACGATGATCCGTTTAGGAACGTTATGTCTATCATGTTGAACAGAATGTTACAAGGTAAGCAACCAATCATATACGGAGATGGCAAACAGCAAAGATGTTTTAGTTACATAGACGATTGTTTGTATTGTTTGAATGCACTTGCGTTTCAAGACAACGTAGTTGGAGAGGTTATTAACATAGGACCAGACGAAGAACCTATAACAATCAATGAGTTAGCGGAGGCCTGTGCAAACGAAACAGGACTAAACTTAGATCCTATACATCACAAAGACAGACCAAAAGAAGTCAAACTAGCAGTGTGCTCATCAGACAAAGCAAGAGATTTACTAGGTTACAGCACAGCAACGAACATGCGTCAGTCAGTTAAGAAGACAGCAGAATACATAAGAACCAGAGGTACAAAAAAGTTTCAATATCATTTGCCATTAGAAATCATTAATGACCAGACTCCGGATACTTGGAAGAAAAAATTGATATGATTTCTTTTTGTTGTCCATCGAGAGGCAGGCCTGAACTAGCAAAAAGATTAGTCGATACTGCTACTGCAACACAAAAACACAACACAGAATTTTTATTTTATCTCAATGACGATGATGAGAAATTGGAAGAGTACCGAGATTTACTAGATGAGAAACATTATACAGTTGGTCCAAATCAATCCACTTGTTACAGTTGGAATTTGATGTGTGAGAAAGCATCACATGACATTGTAATGTTAATGGGTGATGATGTGCAAGTAAAAACAAAGAACTGGGATCAATTAATTGCAGATGAAATTAACAGGTACGATGACAAGATATTAATGGTTGTACCATGGGATGGTAAAAATAAAAACAAGCATTTAGGCAATGAACCCAGGTTATGGCCAGATGAACCTTTGCCGGCGGCACATTTTGCAGTGCATAAAAATTGGACAAACACCTTAGGTTACCTTGCTCCGATTTTCTTTTGGCACTGGCATGTTGACTCTTACACGCAAAAGGTTGCACGGAAACTAAACAGGTGCATGTATCTACCCACAGTAGAATTTAAAACGAAAAAAATACTAGACGACAACGCTGGCAAACAAATACGAAAAAATTTAAATATCGCTCAAAGAGATGAATTTGTTTGGACAAAGGTAAGATCTAGACACTTACAAGCAGATGTAAATGCTTTGAAAAATTTTATTACGAACTGAATAAATTTATAAGTTCTTTCTTCCAATCATCAGCATAGTCACAATCTCGGTAACCATCAAACCATGGGCCACCTTCTGTGTAGTGTAACACTTTTGGTGTACCGTCTCTAGGTTCTTTGTACCACCCTACTAGCCAATTGTATTCTAAAGGTAATGATCCTATTTCGTTATCATCTAGCCAACTGAACCTGTGCAGGAACTTTGGTGATTCTTCATTTAATAATTCTGGTGTTAGGATTTTGTTTTTTGGATGTTCACAGTTCCACAAAACCATGCTTGACCAGTTCTTCCTTGGATAGACTGTCTGTGTTTGTCCGTCCATTTTTGTTGTCTCTTTTGGAGTGTAGTCGTGTTGCACCACAACAACTGCTTTCGAGTTATCACAGTATTTCACAAGTTCGTGGCTTGGTATCTTCCAAAGGAAATCACAATCACAGAACACTGCCCACCCTTTGAAATCATTCATATAGGGCACGAAGAATCGAGTGAACGTAAATTCAGTTGAAGCCAACTTGTCCACTGGCCTAGTGTAAAGTCCTTGATCTCGCATCTGTTTTTGCTTGAGGGGGATAACTTCTGCTGATGGATCTCTACGCTTGATACTATGCTCACACACTTGGTATGCTATGTCTTCTCTGCTGTCGTGCCCTACGTATATTTTCATTTTCTTCCTGAAACTATTTGGTGTATGTCTTGCCAATTACTTACTCTGATTATTCCGTCATGATTAAAATCTTTATTGTATGGATGGTCTATTAATATAGGCTTTAAACCGTATTTGAGCCCGGCTACAGCGTTATCAGGCTTGTCCTCGACCCAATATAGTCCGGTGTTGTGAAATTCGGCTAATGCACTGTCTTTGTCGGCCCCTGTGCCAAGAATATGGTAATTTGTAAACACATGATCACCAAACAGTTCTCCCAGTCTTCTCTTACGTAACTGTTGTGCTGGTATGTCTGATGTCTGAGATGTTATTGGTATGAACGTCCAACCCTCGGCCGCCAACAGTTTGACCCAGGTCTGTGATTCTGGCATCGGCCTCTGTGTGCCCATCCATGCACTCCTGTTGAACTCTCTTATGTGAACTCTAATTTCTTTCTTTGTTAATCCAAATCTTTCTTCCATCCAGTATGTGTCTTCTTTGTCTGGTAGTAGCCTGTGTGGGTGGTATCTAGCACCACGTTCATCAAATAAGGTTTTTTGTAACATCCACTTGGTGAAATGGCGTTCCCATTCCAACAGTACTCCGTCTACATCTGTTAGTATTATTCTGTTATTTGATATCGGCATCTTCCATTCCTGCTACTCTCAATTTCACAATGTTTGTTATCTGCCATTGTTTTTGATCTAAACCTTTGGTGATGCCTAACCATTGATTTCTTATTAACGCAAAGTCATTTATAATTTTATCCATGTCTACAACATCGTCCTCGCCGTCGACATATTTTTCAGCATCTCTGCTTGATAATGCTCTGTTATAATTTTCTAGATATTTCCTAAAAGTTTTCGATCTTAGTCTTCTTAATTCAATATTCAAATATTCTAAAATTGCTTCTAGTTGTTGCAATTGACTGAATCTTTCTTCCACTATACCCGGCAATGCGGCACTGGCACGTTCTAGGTTGCCGTATATCTTGCATTGTTTTTTAGCCTCTAACAACTCTTTGTCAAAGTACGCAACACAGTCTGGGATTTTATCTAAATTTCTGCTTACTTCGTTGTACCAGTTTATCATTCATCAGCATCGCCGTATCCCATGTCATCGGAGTCATCGTCCTCGAACACAGTATTAACGGCTTCCTCTAGTTTAGGATCGAGCTCTGCAGATCCTTTTAGTACGTCATGCTCTACACCTATGTCTTCTAAACTTTTAATAAAGTCAATAGCACAGTCTAGTTTCTGTCTTTCAGGAACATAATGCACGATAGAGTTCCATAATCTTTCAATATCGGCGTGATCAAAGTCTATCATTATTTTTATTTTTTAGTTTTCTTTGTTTCTACTTCGATAGGGGCATCGGTATCTTCCATTTCAGCGGGTGCTTCTTCTTTGAACTCTGCCATTATCATATCTAATTTATCACCAGTCCATGCTTTTCTGAAGTCTATGTGTTCTTTACCTGCTTTATCGATGTACTTCAGTCTGTTTCCTGTTTGTACTAATAGTCCTTTTTTCTCAAACAAGTCTACAAGTCCACTGTATGGATCCATACCAGTATCGTAAGGAATTTTTACTTGTACACCTTCGAAAGGTTTAGCATATCTTGTTTTCATAACTTTACAAGCGGCTCTGATACCTCTTACATCTGTAACTTTGTTACCTTTTTCATCCTCTTTAAGTTTTAATTTCTTCATTGCAACAACAATACTTGATGCATAGATAAATCCTTGTCCACCCGATATCTTGTCATCTGGATCAAACATATCTTGTGATGCGTATGTGTGATTGGTTGCTATAAGTCCTACATTCCAACTACCAAACATATTAACACAGTTTCTTACAAGTGCAGTTAATGCCTTGGGTTTTCTACCTAGGTCACCTTTCATGTCACCTGCTTCAAACTGATTAACGTCTGTTGGTGTAAGCATCATGCCCAAACTGTCTATAACGAATAGTACCTTAGGTGCACCTTCTTTGTTGTCTGCGTGTTGCTCTTTATAACCTTTCATGAACTCTGAAACAGTTTTTGCTACATCATCAACCATTGACATACTTAATTTTAAAAGTTTATCTTCTGATGTGTCCACCTTCAATGCTTGTAGCCACTGTTCATCTAATGCGTTCTCTGTGTCAATCAGTATAACGAAGATGCCTTGCTCTTGTGCATTTTTAATAATGTTTCCTGATGCTATGTAACTTTTGCCTGCTCCTGATTCACCTGCAAGTACAGTTACTTTGCCTAACGGAATTCCCTTGTTAAAATCACTGGTCATCAAATAGTTCAATGCGTAATTTCCTGTTGATATCCAATCAGTTGGATCACTGAATCCTATACCTAAACCTTGTATAGACTTTGTGATGCTTTTTCTAAACTTTGTTGCGTCAAATACTTTTGTCATTTTTTTAGTTCCTTTCTATTATTATATTTGCCTTACTGTCTTTTGTCAAATGTTCTATGTCGATGTCTTCTATTTTACCAATAGGCAGTAGACCAATGCCGTTTTTCTTTTCGTGGGCATCGATGTCATTGTCTTTGCACCAATCTATAAAATCTGGTTTGAATATACTTTCATTGTCTGCAAGTGCAATGATTATGTCAGCACCTATATAATGATTATTTTTCATTGCCTCGTAGTCACTTGGTAATTTATCATCGTAAAGATCCATGTAACTTTTTCCCAATTCGTTGTACGACAAATACACTTCGTTTTTTGTTGCGTGGAACTGCATCAAGTCGTATTCCTTATCGAGCAATTTTACCCGTGGCATTTTTTCCCTTTTCTTGGTCCATTGTATGGGCAACTGTTCTAGTATTTTTTTGTTTGAATTGTGTTCTAATGCGTGTACACAGAAATTTAAATCTCTTACATTTTCTTTAATTCTCATTGGTGCAATCTTCATTAGTTTAGTTGGGTTGTCAAAATCTCCGGATAGTTTTTCAAATGCTATGTGCAAGGTATTATATAAGTTTTGATCGTCCCAGTTTATTTCTTTTGGTATTTGTATAAAATCCTTTTTTAGAAAACTGTTGATATTTGCAACAGCATCAAGCAAAATGTTCTTTATCTCATCACGTGTACGTAGACTAAAGAACGATCTTATATGATCTATGTCCTCACCATCGCCAACATAAATGGATTCAATTAAGTTTTTCCATTTATGGGCGACGGTGTGATCATAAAGGTCGATACGAAATGCGGGTTTGCCGTCGATCTCTTATAACATTGTCAGATTATTTTGCTTGTCTTGATCTAATCAACTTCAAGATATCTTCTGCTCTTTTGGCACTGTCACCTGCAGGAGCCGCCGTTGCCGGAGCCGCTTCAGGTTGTGGT